GAATGGATCCTTCAGTCGCTGCAATTTGTGCATTGGTTGCACCAGTGGCATTTTCTAAAGCAAGAGCCAGTTTATTTTGTGACGCTTCATCTTCAATCGCAGCCTTGACTCCATCAATTCCGATTTTGATTGCATAAGCTCCAGCAGCAGCTCCGGCTGCGGCGAATGCAAGCCCTGCTTTTTTGCCAAAGTCAAGCATTTTTGTTGAGGAGCTATCGACGTCAGTATTGGCTGCATTGAGCGATTTTTTAAGTTGATCTACATCAGCAAGAATCGAGAGCTTGAGTGTGCGCGATTGTCCGGCCATTTACCACTCCCTCAAGATTCTGTCGAAAGCAGTTTCCCACTTCGCAATCAAGTCTGGCTGGATTTCGCGTAGTGTCGGATAAATAAACCAGCCTTTAGATCCGCCGCGAATACCACTGCCTGACCAGACTGGGAATTGCTTAAACTTGTTAGATCCGAACTCTGTGCCGCCCCAGAGATCCTTAGTTGTACCACCACCGGAAAACTTTTGACTTACGAAGCCGAAAGAGAGCTCGCCAATCTTGGAAGATTTAGACACACGGGAGCCACTGGCAATTCGATTGGCGGCCTCGCCTCGACTGGTCGCTTTCTGCTGAATCTTACCTTGAGCAAACTCAGCCAAAGCTGATGATTCTCTTTTAGCTGCATCAGTAGCTTCTGCGTCCATTGCCTTGAATGCCGACGTGATGCGACGAAGATCTGCCTTGTCATAGGCAATCTCAACGTTGTCGCTCATTCTGTTTCTCCAGTATCTCGAAGGCCGTATAAATCTGCTCCGCCGTTGTCCATTCGCTCATCGGTATTCCTGTGGCTATGGCTAACTCCACTAGAATTCGATTTACGCTTCCGGCGGCGTAACTTTTGGGAGAACGTCACCGACTGTCACGTCGGCCACTGTTTCACACCAGATTTCATAGCCCTTGATTGGCTTGCCACCGGCTTCACGCTTCATCGCATTCCACGCAAGGAAGAGAAGATCAGAAATTCCAATCTTCTCCTGCGCTTGCGAGATTGTGCTGCCTGTCTTTTGTTCCCACTTAGCCCACTCTGGCGGTTGTGCAGTGTAAGTGCCGAACTCGCCGGAGGTGTATTCGATGGTGATTGGTAGTCTCATTATGTGCTCCCGTTTCTCTTTCGATTAGCTGATTGTTAAGACTGGTGTTGAAGCGCAGAGCATTGACCATGAATCAGTTTGTGCATCTGGTGCAGTGCCGCCAGCAGTTGGAGCTACTGGAAAAGCAGTGCCAGCGAATGATGCGCCGGTAGCTGATACGAGTGTGAATGCAAGTGCAGTGTTAGGAGCAGAAGTGAACGCAGTCCACATCGCTTCAAAGAGTGATGATGTTGCGCCCCAGTCTGCAAGAAGCTCGATGTTAAGTGTCCATTGATCATCGATGTGCTTATAGGCTTTTCCATCGAGTGTCTGATAAGTCGTAATGACTGGTGCATTGACTAAAGTGACGGCAGTTGTCTGCGCGTCATAGTTTACAGTCGCAAGCGTGAAGGTTATGTCGCGACCGGTGACGATTGTTGTTGGCATTTTTTGTCTCCTTAGATTGTCTCTTGTGTGTAGTAAGTGCTGACCGCGAGATCCGCCACTAGTAGGTTGGTCGCGCCGACCTGTTGGATTGTCGGACGTTGAACGTCTCCGACTTCATATCCGCCTGGCATCGCTGCGATGATGCTGATAATAAGCTGCTCAAGATTGTCCAGTGCTCCGGCCGTGTTGTTGTAAGCAACGGCCGCAGTGACCACAAAGTTGATTTTCACGCGTACCTGCGATTTGCCGATTGTCGTCGTTTCTAAATAGGGCGAATCCGGAACGATTACGCAAGCTGGAGGAATAACTGCTTCTGGAGGTGAGCTATAAACTGAAGCGACGACGCCAGAAAGAGCAGTGGCCAAAGTGCCTCTGACGTTAGTCGCGATTGATGTAGGTGTAGGCATCACATAGCCATCGTTGAAACGTCGATGTAATTACCTAATAAACCTATAACACGATTTTGCAGTGATCGTCCCATTCGATACGGCGATGGCTGAAAATCCACGCCTTCAATCTGACCACCTGGAGCGACCACGCTCTGGAAAATCTCAACGCTGACGATAGTGACCGCCTGTTCGACTGCGTCGGTATTTGCGTAGAGCGTGGCCGCGTCTGCCCCAGATAGATAAACAACGCCGCCAGGAATTACCGGACGGAATGTTATGTCGTCATTTGTAAGCGCGCATGTGAAATAGAAATATGGAGCCGGATATGCGAAAGGTAAATATGGGAATGGATCATAGTAATTCGATGTGACTGTCTTTGTTCCGTTGAATGTTGATGGAACGCAACCTGTAATTACGACACTTTGACCGGCTACGAATGTGTTGGGCTTCTGTGTTATGTAATAGGCAACATTATTTTGAAGATATACGGCGGCGACTGCATTTTGATTGGCAGTCAATAGCGGCAGAATTACCTGCTCGGCTGAATCGATAATTCCTTCAAGATAAGCATCAGAATAAAGAGAAACAGAGACGCCGAGCACTGTCCTAAGACTGGCGACTGTAATAATTGCTGGCATCTCTGTTCCCTTTCGTGAGCTGCTGGGCTAGATACGGGAGCGCACCTAGCCCATGATTAGTTTGCTTAGGTTAGGTTAAAGCGACGAAGTCCGCCTGCAAAGACGGCCTGTGCTGCGATATAACCGTAAAGCATGATTTCAACCTCGCCTGTTGTTGGCACATTTGTGGCCAATGAAAGCGCAGGAGATTCGAAAATCTCGATTGAACGTGGCTCGATGATGAATGCTGATTCATCAATTGAAGTTGCAACCATGTTGGCGTCCACATAATAATCGAGGCCAAGAACGTTTCCGCGAATCGATGTTGGATTAGCAGTTCCACCAGGATTCATTTGCATTGGCTGAGCATTGTAGATTGGACGTCCAGTTGTATCTGTTGCACCAAGAAGAGTGCTCCAGATTGAAGTTCCTGAAACGAATGCAGTTGCAGTGCGCTTTGTTGCATTGTAAACGGCTGGTGATTCTGTTGATACGAATGAAATCAATCCAGCTGAATCGGCAGCAGTTGCAGTCGCTTGAGTACCGCCAGCAGTAATTTGAGCAATTACATATTGATCAGTTGCCTGAGCATAAGCATCGCGAAGATTTTGAAGCATAATTTCATAGAATGATGGATCTGAACGATCTAGCAATTCTACTGAGTAGCGCTGAAATCCAGCCTTCTTGATTACTGTTGCATTGACGTAAGCTGAAGTGATTGCAGTTGTTCCTGTTGGATCTCCGCCTTCTGCCACTGTTGCAGCAGTTGAGTTAGCAGTAATTTTAGGAATAGACACTGTCATTCCGTATGTGCTCAATGGACGTGTTCCACCGCATGCGTCAATTACTGGACGTAAAGCGTTGGTGTTCTGTGCAACGTCGCGAACATATGACACTGGTGAGAACGCTGGATTTGTTGAGAATGAATCGTCAGCAGCTTTTACATATTGACGAGAATCTTCGTTGCCTAGCGTTGCCTTGATTGAGTGTTCTAAATATGATCCACCAGAAATAATTGGTGAACGTGGTGATGTGAAATAGAGCGGACGAGCTGCCTCGGCCTGTACGACTTTGGAAGCCTCAACCGTTTCGGCTGGTGCTTCTGTGACGGTTGGAGTTGTTTCCACTTCGTTTTCTCCTTCGGTAGTTTGTTCTTCTGTTTCCACGACGGATTCAGAATCTTCTGGCTCACTAGCTGCGACCGCGACCTTCGCACTGGCAATCGCTGGATCTGTAACAAGTGAGACTTCTTTTAGCGCGCTTGCGCTAATAACTAAGACGCCATCGACGTTCTTATACTTTTCAGCTAGTACGCCGACACTAAAGCCGTCGCGTAATCCGGAAGATGCCTCGACCAGACTGTCGTTGCCTGCGGTCGTATTTCCGATAGCGAATGTCGCATCAATACCATCATCGGTGACTTTGTAGCTCTTCAAGAATCCGATTGGAGATTCACGGCGATGCTCAAG